ATGGCAGAGTATGTAATTGAGCAAAACTTCAAGGGCTTCCCGGAAATCGTTGGATATCGTAATGAAGATGAACTGAAAGAAATGTGGAAAGGGATCTCGACCGCACCAGACACAGCGAAGATGTTAGCCGAACTTCCAGAGGAGAGCCACTTCGTAAAGACATTCAAGACACCGAGCACTTATAGAAAGACGCTCAAAACTAGGACGACACCTGATGGCGAGTTCCTCGATACAAGCGGAGCATTGTGTGCCGAATTACGCAGGCAATGCTTCACAAAAGACAAACAGGAATGGGTCAAAGATTTTGTTGAGAATCTCGGCACGAATGCTGTGTTTTTCTATAACTTCATCAAGACCGGCGATGAACTCGAAGAGGTAATCACGAAGGCATTGCCAAAAGGTGCAAAGGTTTGGAGAATTGATGGTAAGCGGCATGAAATCCCGACGGAGAAGACAATCGGAAGATACGACATTGTGATTTGCCAATGGCAGTCGGGTTCGGAGGCATTGAACTTCCAGTTCATGAACTACTGGGTTGCAGTCGAACTTTGCTATTCATATAGCACGGCAATTCAGGCACGAGGACGCATTAAGCGTATAGGACAAAAGAAACATATGAACTACTATTATCTATTAACGGAAAGGACAATCGAGCAAGCGATACTTAAATGCCTAAAGCAGAAAGGAGAATTTAGCGACGAGGTATGGCTAGCAGAACTAAAAGAAAGAAAGGAGATTGCATGAAACCAACAGAGTATTTGAAACAGTTAGAAGCCATCTATATTAATGCAGAGGGCAAAGATAAGGAGGTAGCAGAAGCAATCTACGAAGGTGCAGTAAGGATGTATGAATTCATGGCAAATAAAGACCGCGACTATCGTGACAATAATAGAGAGAAAATTCGAGAATACAACGCAGAGTATATGAGGAATTATAGGGCAAAAAAGAGGGCGACCAATGGACGATAAGAAACTAGAAGAGAGAAGAGCCAAAGAGAGAGCAAGATGGCACAGGCGTTACGCAAACCCGGAATTCAGAAAGAAAGAATTAGAGCGTAATAAAACGCGAGTAGAGGAGTGGCGGGAGAAAAACCGTGAACGATACCTGGCTATCAAGCGTAAATACAATAAGAAGTATTATGCAGAGAAACGAGAAGAACTCCTAGCCAAGAAGAGAGCGGAATATAAATTAAGAAAGGAGAAGAAAAGTGAATAAAGATATTGAAGCACTAGACCAACTCATCGATGACGCAATCACCGAGGAGAAGGCATTAGCGGTCAAGGCAGATGAGCTTGCACTGCAAAACAAGCAGTTCGCAGACTACTTAGCGGCTAAGAAACACCAGGACGAAAAGCTCGAGATGCTTTGGACTATGGTAAAGGACGCAATGATTGAGCAGGGCATTACTGAGCATGAGAATGACTACATCAAGCTCAAACTCAGCCCGAGTGGTAAATATAAAGCCGAGGACCTGGAGTCCGTCGACGATGACCTATGCGACATTGTGAAGAAATTAAACAATAAGAAGGTGAAGGCCTATGTCGAGCTGAACGGCAAATTGCCGGAAGGTGTGGAGAGCACAGGCTATATCTTGAGGAAAACTTTGAAGGGAGAATAGAATGTTCGTAATTGAAGGATATAAATAACTATTCTAAGAAATGGAAATGTAGAAAGGAGATTATATAAAATGGCACAAGTATTATGTCCAAAATGTGGGGAAGATTTATGCAAGCGTGGAATTGGTCACGATTGTCACTATTACGCTGTTGAGTATGGCTTAGATGATTTCGTTGATGGTACTATTGGAGATACGATTGAGAATTATTGTCCAGAGTGTGGTGAAACGATTTCTAACGAGCAATACGATAAAGTTATGGAAGAATGGGAAAAACCAACCAAGGAGGTTAAAAATGATTAGTTATGATGAGCTTAAAGACGGTGTAAAGCGGGCTTTAGAGTAAAAAGATGGGGTTGTGTATTTTAAGATTGGTAAGACTTCGGATGATAAGGATGTGGCTATTGTAATTGGCTGGGATGATGCTTGTGGGCTAGATGAGGATATGGAAGCCAACTATATTGAAAATCACTATATCTTGCCGGCTAAGGTCGCTTATAACTGTGATAATCATCGGGGCGGCGTCATTGGCCCTAATAATATATTTAATAGTAAACGCAGTAAAGGGGTACTAGCATGAGCAGATGGAAGAAGCATTCACTCGCCGTCTATGATGGCAAATACATGTATTATCGGAAGGACTTTGTAATCGAAGCACTTAAAGATCTCGGCAAAAGTTTGGCAAGCGATTTTGAAAGAGCATATGTCGATCGTAATATTGTTGAACCGTCGAAAGAAGGCAAGGATGTAGATGTAAGGCTAGAGAAGAGTATCGCCAAGATGAACGCCAAAAATATCAGACACGCATGCGAATATGCATCAGAATATTTCAAGGAATGCAGTCGAGAACCTAATAAAAAGGAGATTGAAAAAGCAAACAGAAAGTAGTAGTATCGAATTAGGTGGGAACCATAAATAATAAACATTACAACTTGAGGAGAAGTCACGTGATGTCTTTTCATTTTGTAGGAAAGGAGAAACGGTATGGCAATACCGACCGTAAAGAACGGAGACGCCATGGCCCCCAAGCTCATGATTTATGGCTTGCCGGGTGTTGGCAAAAGCACGTTAGCGGCCACGCTGAGTAAGCCATTGTTCATGGATTTTGAGGGTGGCCTAAACTACATCAAGGGGGTGGAACGAACCCCGCAAATCACGAGTATACGCACATTCTATGAGTATCTCGTAGAACTTAAAAACAAACCAAAAGACCCGAACTACGACACAATCGTAGTCGACTCGGCAGACTGGATGGTGCGTAAGATTGTCGAACAGGCCGCAGGCATCGACAACACGCATCTGACAGAAACTCTTAACAAATCGAACGGCGGCTACGGCAACGGCGCACAGGTCCTTGAGAACCACATTCGCACCTGGCTCTTGCCTCTCTTCGTCATGCTAAATGTCAAAGGTTATGGGATTTGCCTGATTGCCCACGCAGATAAGAAAACCATTATAACGGCAGATGGCATAGACCTAGAGCAGATTACGCCGAAGATAGATGCGAAGACAATGAACTTCTTCGTAGAGTGGTGCGACAACGTCATCTATCTAAAGAAGGATATTGACGGCAGTCGAGTAATGTTGCTGGAGAGCGATGGGGTAGCATTAGCAAAGAACAGGCTTGGCCTCACGGGTGAGCGTACCGTCGACGACAAATTTGATATTAATAAATTGCTATCAGCAAAGGAGAATTAAAATATGGGTATTAATTGGGACGAAGTCGAAGAGCAGTATGACAAGGGCTTCAAAGAATATGCGCCAGAAGGCTACCACAAAGTAAAGTGTATTGACTGCGAGGCTAAGCAGGTCGGCTCGAAGGGGAGCTATCTATTGAAGTTCACATTCGAAGAGGACGACAACTATAAGTACCAATCCGCAGACTGTTGGATCTCTAAGGACAAGGACAAATTCCGCTATCATTATGTAAAGAATCTATTCATGGCTTTGGGCGCTCCAGAGGATAAAGCCAAGACCGTTATCGAGAGGGCGGAAGACAAAGGCGACTATGAGTTCGCGGTAAAGACCTATGAGGCATCGTTCAAGAACCTTCTTAAGAAAAAGCCTGAGGTCGAGATTGAAGTATATCGTGATGACCGCAACCCAAAGTATTGCCGTGCAGCTTTTGCAGATAAGCGTGTCTATATGAAGCGCGACACTCAAAAGGTGGCAGACGCTATGGGCGGCGGCGAGGTAATCCCTACTGACGAGTTCGGAGAAATCCCATTCTAGGATAAAAAACAACCCCGCTCCGGCGGGGTTTTATGAAAGGATAATGATGAAACTGCGCAATAAAAAGACCGGAGAGATTGGCGAACTCATGGGAACATTGACAAGCTGCCCTTATGTCGGCATCAGCATCGACTTCCACGACGGAAATCCGAAAGCATTCTATTACAACTCACTCACCGAACTCAACGAGGAATGGGAGGATTACACCCCAGTTGAGCCACTTATCAAAGACGAGAAAATCCGCAAAGCAGTCAGAGCGTGGGCAGAGGCGTGCGGGGCAGAACAAGTCAAATATGCTATTGCCTGCAACCAATATTATGATGTAAGGGGAACTGGCTTCTCTATAAAGTTCTTGTATAAACCAGTTGAGGTATGGATGGAAGATGGCAAAATCTACACCAT